TGACTACGTAATTGCCACTTGTTTCATATGTTCTACGAGCCAGTTCTTTATTGAGTGATGTAAATTGTGGATCGGTCTTAAGTGTAACAGGAAGTCACTGCTTAAAATCAACCAGAGAGAAAAATGAAGAACTAGACGCAGCAACCGAAGTGGCAATCGTAATAAGATTTGGAACTAGCTTTAGACGATCAGCACCAGGAGCATTATAATTTGCTGAACCTGCTGCATTATCGAAAAGAGACGTATCGGAAGACGCACCAACAATTACTTCCTGTGCATCGAAACCAAGCGAAATGTTATCAGGGAAATTTGTATACTTCGAAACGATATATGTTTGTGGCGCAACTCTAATGAAAAATCCCTTCTTAAAGATAACACCTTCTGTTACGCTTACGGCATATCCACTACCGGTAGAATTTGCAACGGTAGCAACAACAACATTGCCGAGCGAAACGTTGGCTGTGGATTGTATTGTCAGAACGTCAGTATTAGCATAGACAGACTGGTATACACCGTTTGAATATGGAGTCGTTGCGGTATTTAAATATTTAATATAAAAGGTATTGAGATTGCCACTCGTATCAGACTGAAAACCATCAGCAGAATTAACGATCAGTGCAGTCAGACCGTTTTGATTTACTACCGTATCACCAACGAACTGAGTTGTTGTTGAAATGGAAAAATTATTGGTGAAGTTGTCATTAAGCTTTACGTAATTATAGCTGTTGTCAAAAGTGAATGAACATCCTTCTACAACCGAACCTTCTTTATAAACACTTCTGCCAAACTTATCGATTTGGTCTTGCATAATACTTTGTGCGGTATTAAGCTCACGAACCTGAACGGCGGTCGCTGGCTTATACAGCACCTTGTAATAATTTGCTGTCTGATCGTAATCATCAAAGTAAGGGCTACGTGAAAGGTCGGTAGTAAGTAGTGATGTTGTCATTTATTCCTCTGATTTACTCTTGTTTTATTTACTCTAAAACTTGATGACTAGAATTGTATCACTAGAATTTTATTACCAGTGTGATCTGCTCGGCTGAATTGGCATTTTTAGTTACGGGAGCAAAGTTTTCAAAATATATTACTCTTCCGGAATTACGAACTAGGTCTGGATACGTAATCAAACTGCTATTAGAACAAATACCCTTGGCTCCTGATGTTTGACCTACGATATTGTTACTAGAAGATGCCTGAAACTTATTTGGACCGTTAACATTATTTAGGACAAGAACTGAATACGGTGCTGAAATTGTTGCGCTTCCTCCTAGTCCATTATTTATAACGATACCAGTAGAGAAATTCAGAGTATTACTTACCGCAGTCAATTTTAGATAACCAGACGTATTATTTGCATATATTACCGTTGCGGTATTCGAATATGTCTGTTCCGTTATCGTATCACCAACATTAAACGAACCCGTAATAGGCAGAGTAAGTTGTAGGTCCATATCGTTCGTAGTAGAAACAATTACACCATTAGCGTAAGTAACTTCTTGCTGGACGGTTTCATATTGCTGGAACGGAATGGTATTGGTTGCAGAAGTCAGTGTAATTCTTGCCATGTCATTAAACTTCTTGGCAAAAATAGATGATACGTCAATCTGTCCATTTGATGCATATATGTTTGTTACGTTAGCATATGCGTTCACTACCGGATCATAAATCTGATCGTTAATTGAAAACTGCCCCGTAATATTACCAAGTTCGATTTGTGTATTTGACGTATTGGTAATGATTGAAAGAATATCGGCAGTAGCACCAGAAGTCGTTTCGGATAATATTTCAGCGGCGGAACCAACACTAAAATATGATACGTTTGCAGTAGCTACGTTGGCATGTGTATTTGATGAAACGCCGTATGCCTTGTTTAGTGTTGATACCGTATTGGTCCATGTTCCTTTTACGTTTTTAAGCTCAAGGTATGATGAATTAGAATAAACACAAATACCCGAAGCGTTGGAGTATAATGAACTTGTTCCGTTGGCGGTATTAATCACAATTTCCCCAGCAATAAACGAACCACTAGGAGACGTAATATTCATCTTTACTCTATCGAAAGAATTAAGCTTAACCTGAATATCGGCAAACATAGGGTCTTCCAAAATGCCAACTTTACGATATGGTCCGCTATAGGAATTATAATATGATTCATTCTGCAACGTATCAAATGTTGATGTAATACCGCAATATCTGGCACCTAGTTCTGTTACTGCATCAAAACCATGTCCATTTATAGGGCTAATAATAGGATTCGCAGTAGCACCAGAACCATATGATGAATTTGCCTGGAACGTAATATTTGCCTGGGTGTAATTAGTTCCGGCATTAAGAAACACTACGCCTGTGATATTATTTGCAGAACCAAACGAATTATTTACGGTAGCATAAGCAAGAGCACCAGACCCGTCACCAGTAATAACAACGGTTGGGCTGATAACATATTCCGTTAACGAATTGGGAACGGTAGAATATGTCTGAATAATTGCGTTTCCGGTATTAGCATTCGTTGCGGTATTTCTAAAGTAAATTGGCATACCCGATACGAATGTTCCTGATGGTGACTGAACCGTAATATTTGGATTTGTTGCAACTTTCGATATGGATGCGATTTGTTGCGATGACTGACCAAGAGCATAAAGAGGATTGATCGTTGTCATTACGGTTGGTGATACGGACTGAATATTATTAACTTGCCAAAATAAACCTGAACCGGAAGTAATAACCGTATTGGAAGCAACACCAGTCCCACTAATGATCTGACCAGCACGTATCGTTCCTGATGAAATACTAGTAATTGACAGAGACGATCCGGTAATGAAACCGTTAAATGCTGCTCCGGTAGTTGATGTTATCCATGTTCCTAGCACGTTCGATAATGTTACGGTAGAGGTATTTGAATACGCAACCGTTCCATTAGCTCCCTGAAACGTATTAGCAGAATCTACCAGCGTAACAAGTTCACCAGTAGTAAATGATACACCAGGAAGTAATAAATTCCCTAGTGTAATTTTCTGGCTTGTTAAATTTAAATCCGATACGTAACCAGAAGCAGATGATTGCGTAAGGCTGTATGGTTCAGTTGCGCTATGAACAAGATAATGTGCTGCGCTTAATGATGTGGTATCGAAAGCAACGTCTACCGTAATGGATGTTGAGTTAAGAGATACGATTCTTCTTACGTTAACATTTGGATTATTACCAATACGAATATATTGTCCTGCCGTATAAATCGAAGTAGGATTGAATGAAGCACCAACCACACTAGCAACAAAACCACCAGCAGAAATACTTACGGTTCCGGTCTGAAGTGTTCCGGTATCATTATTATTAACCAAAGGCCAAGCAAAACTAGATGAAAATTGAGCTACTGAGGTTGTAGTAATTTCAAGAGTAGAACCATTCGAAGTCAAAACAAGACCGGTAGCAAAAGTATTCGTTTGCGTTACGGTATCCCCAGCATTAAAAAATCCCTGAGTGTTGTTGATATAGACGTAGGTAATGGGTTGGATTGCTTGATATCCTTTCGCAACCGTTCCATTGCTACTTCCTAGTTCGATATTGGTATGAAAGTCAAACGGTAGAGTTGAAACAAGTTTTTTGCTTCCACCGTCATATGATTGAATTTGTCGTATCTGCCCCGAACCAAATCCTGACTTTAGGTAAATCGATGAGTTGGTGTAATAATTATCAAATGGACTTGATGTTTCTGGCAATTGAACCGAATACGGACCAATAAGATTTTGTAGATAACCCGTTTCGAATACCTGATAATTCGTTCCGCCGTTTGTTACCACAGCAGAATCGATAGACCCAGGAATTGCGTTATTTGAAACATACGTATTAGGAACAACAGGAATATAGCTATTAGACGTGAACTTAGTATTGGATGCGGAATCAATCGTATACATGTATTTCCAAACGTAACCATCACCAGTAGAAAACGTTCCGGTGGTAGAATTTAGTGTTGGCTTTATGGTTGAATTGGCTCCGTTATTATTATTGATGACCTTATATACTTGATACGTATCGTTAACCACACAGAACTTTTCGTTATAAAGATTTGTATCGTTCTGGTCATAGCGAGCATAAGTTGTGTTGTTAGTCCAGTTATAACGTGGTATCATATATTGAATGTCAGTATTTCCGATAAGCTTTCCGAACAATAAGTCATCATAAATCGATTGTTCGTTTTGCAATACGGTATCCGTTGCAGTATTATAAAGAATCGCATCCGGACTATCAGGATTTTGACCATTTGAATCGAGCCATGCTTTAGGACGACCGGCGAACATGTAATAAGCGTTTCTGGTGCTTTTCACATTCGAAATAAATGATGTAACCAGATCAATATAGTGTTTAATCGTAAGAGTAGCCATTAACTAGTTCCCGCTCTATAAAATGTTGCTATAGCTTTGCTTTGCTTCGCTTTGCTATTTATGGTGATATTATTTTAAATTCCGGTATTAACCTCTGAGATCATGGTGTCATTAATTTCGTCTAGGAGATAATTACCAAATTCATCCTGTAACGTATAGTCAATGATGTTTCCGTTATCTTCGTATACTGCAACAAGACCATGATTAGGAATGAATGCGTAATCTTCTAGGTAATTGGAATATCCGTCTTCCAGAATATTATTACTTTCATCCATCAGATAATAATACGTGTTGTTATCGATTAGCTGGGCCTGAGATATTACGAAGTCAGAAGCAACCGAATCCGTATCAACAAGATATGACTTCAAACCAAATTTACCGAACAATGCAATACCGGAAGGATGCACAATATCACGAACAAATTTCTCATACGTATTAAACATGCGCTGGGCAATGATCTGATATGAATAATCCTGATAAAAATTGCTATCCTGTAACTTGTTAATATCCGATACGAATCCTTTATTATTCTGCCATGATCCTGTTCCAATACCATCAAGATCAACTACCGCAGTTCCTGTAACGACTGTCTGATTGATTGTATTAGCGGAATATAATGATAATGTTTCGCCAGGATTATAACCAAAACCAGAATCCGTTACTGCGATAGCCGTTGCGATACCAGAAGCATTGGTAGCAACAGCATTTACGACAGCGTTATGACCTTTGATACCACCAGCACCATCTGATTCTCCTAGTGCATATATTACAGGTTCGATAATATCAACATAAGGACTTGCTGAATATCCTATGCCCGGATTAACATTAGCAAGATACGTTATCGTTCCTACCTGCGTCTGAACATATGTCAATGCGTCACCGATTTTAACGTCGAGATTATCCATTACGGGTTGTTTAGCAAAATTCCAATTCGTATTTCTAACAACTCCACTAGTAGAAGTATTCGTAGTCAAAATATTTGCAGTATGACTTGTTCCCATATCGATAAGATTGTGTGACGGAACAAAATATCCTGATGATAATGTGAGTGTATGACCTGTTTCGTTTATGGTAGATGGAGTCAATGTCATTACGTTATCGATCAATATATGCCCAGGATAATTTGTTCCGTCTGGTGATAATGGAATAGGACTACCGTTGAGTGTCAGAGATAATTGAAATTGCCCAACATTAGCAGCGCCTATCGTAGTATTTGCATTTACGACATAATACGATTGATTATTTACTAGACCAGATAGGACAGGAGTATTGACCAATGTTTCATATGAAACAATATCGCCATTCATAAAGTAATATGGAACGGATGAATTTACTCTAGCCGTGGTTGCTGGTATGTTTATGAAATTATTATTGATCTGCGTATTGGAATTTAGTGCAACACCATAAGGAGTTCTAGGAGCAAGTGATACCGCTGTAGAATTGACCGTTCTTATAGCGTAGGATGCTGTATTGACTAGACCCGTAATGACCGTATTACCAGTATTTGTCTTGTATGTTACGATTGTTCCATTGGTGTAATATGGAGTATTTGCTGCCCCTGTAACGATAGCATTTATTCCACTTCCAACAACACCCGTATTAGCATTGAAATTCCCAATCCATCCTGCTGTAGAACTTAGCGTAATGGTTGATGTTGTCTGAGCCGAAATAACACCTGATCCTGTAATGACTTGCTTAGGATATACTGCATTGATCTGGACCTGTGATGAAGTAACGCTAGAAGTTAATACGATACCCGGAACAAGATTAGCAAATACAGCATCAGTCGCCCCCGTAACGTATATCAAACCACCATCAGAACGATATGCATAGACACCTGTTACCGGACTTGATATTGTTGTATTGGATAAAATTTCACCATTGGATACAGCACCATAGATAATGTTGCAATCCAAAACCACCACATTCGCACTAGACAAAACATTATTGCCTACCGTGAATGATCCGGTTTCATTATTAACACCAATGCTCATACCCAACGTTTCCATACTGGTATAAAAATAATTGTTGGTGGTGTCGGTATTGATGTAGTAAATTTCTTTATTCGTTATACCACCAACACTAAATGATGCGCCAGAACCACCACCACCAGATACGCTAGTGATGTATGCCGATGATCCTGCATTATTTGATATTGCGTCACCAGAATTAAATACACCAGTAAAATCAACCGCTTGTATGAATGTTGAATTAGCGAAACTTATGGTAGCCGTTGCGCCAGTGGTTGTATCCGTTAGCGTATCGTTTTTGCTGAATAATCCCAGTGCATTGTTGTATACGATATCAAGTGCAGGTTTTATTGTTACTAGTGCATTCAGGCTATATCCACTACCGCCATTTAATAACGTAAAGACAACCTTACCATTTTCATCGATTGTGGATACGATACGAGCGCGACCACCACTGCCAGACCCCTGTATTGATACGATATCGCCAATATTGAACCCATATCCCCCATTATCAATCGCTACGGCTGTTAACGATCCAATGACGATTATAGGCTCTTCGTTATCAAGACCAAATAAAATATTGCCATTTAAATCAACCAAATCGCTCAGTAAAATTTCGCCATATTTGAACCTTCCCTGCACAGAATTTAGATACAGAACATTAATAATACGATTCTGTTCCACCTTAGCATATACGGATTCTACTACAGCCTGAGCAGTTCTTGATGAATTATATACACGCTGACCTATGAGTTGATTAAGGTTAGCATTAAGAGAAGTTCCACTAGAAGTTCCACTAGAAGTTCTGCCTGTCACTTCAATATAATGAGGAATATTCCAAGTATTATCTGATGGTTTTAGAATATATTGGGAAGGAATATAAATCTCTATATCTTCATTGAATAGCAGCCTGAACAATAATTCATATGCTCTTTTTGTTCCTTTTGTGCGATAAAGGTCTAAAATATGCTTGACAACTAGTTTCTTGTCTGTTATAATGTCTTGTGGCAATGATAGAAGATATGTATTAGTGAAATGACTGATGAATTGCTGTTCAGTCTTGTCAATATCCATAGTATCCAGTAATGATCTAGACTTGTTGATTACATTATTAGTTGATTCCATCCACTCATAATAAGCCTTGATGAATGCAATGAATGTTGGGCCATCCTGATTATAGAATTGTGGAAACTGAGAAGCAATCAGAGGTGAAATAAACTTATCCATATTATTCTTTATCCTACCACAACGTTGATATTAATACCTGCAACGATATCAATTTCTATGATATCATTATTATATGCCGTAACGTTTTCTGTAGTTGGCTGGGCAATGAATGTTATACCCTCGTTTGATAGAAAGTCATTGATGGTGATTTGATTGAGTGATATGATACCTCTTGAATAGTCGATTGTTCCTGCACTGTTATAAATTGGTTTTGATGGGTTAGTATTATCCAGAAGGTATATAATATTAGATGAATTGTTGATTTGGAGTCCCTGATTAGTCTGAGTGAAGTTGAAAGTGTTATTGTTTGGGTTATAATCGGTGAAGGAGCACTCTCTGCCGTTTGTTAAAAAGTTAGTAGAGAAGATGGAACCTACTGCTAGTGGATTATTAAATGAGATTGTGATATACTGCGGAGAATTGAGATCAGGGGTGGTGATTTTTTTCATATTGACTGAGGTTTGATTAGATGTGATTGATTGTTCCGAATTAGTGATAGCAGCCATGAAGTCAGATAGTTTGAACTCAGTATCAAATGATTGCAGGTTATTGGAATTGTATGCTTGTATTGCATTTGAAACAATGTTGGTGATTGTTGCTGGGGGATTTGCTGTTTTGGTTGGGTCATACTTCACTGTAGTATATACGTCCAGGTATAGATAAGCTGGGTCTACTACTTGTGGCTGAATGCCTAATACGTTACGTTCTAGCAAGAATGATTCGATATCTGCTTTCTCTGAGTCAGTTAGATTAAAACCAGAATGAGTTGCAGGGACAATAAACACCTTACCGAACTGAACTGCATTTGAACTGCTATTATCATCGGGGTCATAAGAACCTGATACCTGATCACCACCAAATACATGAACACTCTTAACATCAGAATAATTATTAAGAACAAGTTGCTTATAATCGTTGGCTGTGACTGCTCTTTCCTGAGTCTGTAATGATCTAGGAGCATTAAAACGAATAGACTCAATTGATTCTGAATTGGCACCGTTAAATGAGGCATTGGATACTGTGATTGCCGGAATAATAAACGATCCAGAACCATTATAAGAACCAAGGTTATCATCTAGCTGAACATTGAGGCATCCATTACCGTCAGTTCCAGCCGTTACCATATAATTAGCCAGTATTACTGAACCATTTAGTGGAGGGGCACCAAACACACCATCACCAAATACTATTTCGTAATAATTATTTTCTGCTGCCTGAATAAAGAATACGTTAGAATAATTATTAACACCAAACAACCCCGAAGCCTGTGCGAAATTGTATTGAATATCTGATGAAATAACAGTTACGGTTAAGCTATCATTATCGATACTTTGATTGGACATAATAAATCTTTGGTTCTCAATCGTATTATCAACAGTAAATACATCAGATAGATACTTTCCTTCGTATACTGTAAGATTTGCAGAGAACTCACCACCCGAAGGATACAGAGTAGTTGAGTCTCTTGTTACATATGTGAAAGTTCCATTTGAATTTTTTGCCGAGAATTTTGTGCCTGCCGGAATATTAAAAGCACTTAGATTAGTTTGGGGGAACTGGCAGTAGATATTAAGCTTTGATGACTTATATGATCTAGGAGTGTAATTAAGAGATTTTGACAACGAAACAACAGAGTTTCTTAGTTGTGCAGAATCCAGAAACATTTCAGATACTGCCATGTTTAAATAGAATGAGTTGAGATACGTGTTGTAGGATAAAATATCCAGTAGCACGTTGATGTTGGAACCTTCGAAGTTAAAATCCGAGAATGCCGGATTGCCCTGTAGATACGTGACCAGATTGGACTTGATAGTATCGAAATCAAGTGAGACTAGGCTGATCGAATTATTTGCTGGCATTTAACGAACTCTCTTCAAAATTAGTGAAAGGTTTTGAACCTGTTGCGTATTTATTATTGAATATACGATGTTAACAGCAACAGAATCCTGTAATACGTTAGGAGAAACAAGAACCTGCATTAGATTTACTCTTGGTTCGTTCTGTGTAATAGTCTGAGTTATGTGGTATTGTAAATCCTCCTGCGCAATCATATCATTAGGCTCAAAGAGAACTCTATTCACATTAGAACCAATATCAGGCTGGAACAATCTCTCACCGTAATTAGTTAGAATCAGGTTACGTAACGACTGAGTGATTGACTTATCATTGGATACTTTTGCGAGACTACCATTGAAAGGATTGACGCTGAATGCTGTTGTGAAGTCAGAATATACTTCTGGCATCTTTTTAAGCTGAGTGATTTGGTCTGATCTTGTTGACATAATAGTAGCCTTTTTTTGTTAGCTTAGTGTTTTTTAACTAGTGAATACCGTAAATGGTAACGATCCTTGTCTTCCCACACCACCATTAGTAGCAGTATCGCCAACTCTGCATACCGGGATACCATTAACATATAACGTAGGCGAACCAGTAGCCATCACACCCGAACCATGATGAGAATAACCAGCAACTCGATCCCCAACTCTAACAACAGGAAACCCATTGATGAATACGTTTGGTGAACCAGTTAGATTGAGGCCACCAGTTATATCGATGGTGGCTCGTAATATACCGCGTAACATATTAAATAAACTCGTTGATGCTGACAATACCAGCATTAATACCAACAACAGAACCATCAATACCAACAGGTCCGTTTGCGATAAAGTTAACGCCAGCCCCACCGATACCAGTAATATTAATGCCAGCAGCGCCTATTGATAATGTTCCAAAAGGAGTGATAATAATAAACTCATTACAGTTTACCTTGAATATACCATTATCGTTGATGATTTCGATATCACCACCGGATGTTGCTTGCCATGACGATCCAAGAATATCTTTTTTGATACCGCTAACGAGATTAACTTGATCACCACTAACAGAAAAAGAATCGTCACCGCTTATCATTGTGGTTCTGTCACCATCAATAATGTCAGTCATATCGTCACCAGTATAATCAGTTCTTGGACCACCTGATGATATTGATGTTAGACCACCAGATGAAATGAAACGATCACCACCAGTAACGTCATTGATTGAATTGTCTACATTGGAATTGAGATTACCCGCAATCTTAACATCCTTGTGACCATCAACAGTTTCAGTCAAACCGTCTTTGTAATAATTATAACCCTTTTCAACAACAGTTTGAATCCATCTGCCGTCTTGATTTATTTCGACATAAGTTCCTTTTCTGTGCGCAATCTTCAGGCTTTCACTACCTGGGGTATCATTCACATGAATTTCGTGGCCGCTTCTTGTTAAAGTGGATT